TAATTACTACTACAGATACAGCATCAGGTGACGTTGCATCAAATACAACAACATCTGAAGCTCTTCTTGCTCAGAATACAGCTGCTAATGTTATTTCAAACTTTGCGGTTGGAGATCTTGTTGTTGTAGGTAACAGCTCTATTGGTACACAAGAAATGAGAATTTCTACAATAGGTTCAGCTTCTGTTGAAGGCGCCTATGACAGTGATTCCGATACAACCACTTATACAGCTTCTGCTAACATTACTTTTGAGTCTAAGTATGTTAAGTCTACGGACTTTTCTGCTGATCTGACTTCTACATCTATTACACGTAGATGGCAATACTTCAGACAAGTAGATGGTGCTCCTGGCACATCTCTATACGCAAACAATGTTGCAGGTAATGCTGACGCTGGTGACGAACTTCATATCGTTATAGTTGACGAAGATGGAGACGTTTCTGGTGTTAGAGGCGCTGTTCTTGAAGTATATCCAAACCTTTCTCGTGCAATAGATGCAAAGAATGAGTCTGGTGAAACAATTTACTATCAAGATGTAATCAACACACAAAGCAGATATGCTTATGTTGGTGGTACAAACGTACGTGCTGATTCTGAAACAAACAACTCAACAGCAAGTTATGTAAACACTGCAATCAATTTGGCTAACAGTGCTGTTACAAACACAGCTCCATTCTCGAGATCTTTCACACTCGGTACTCTCGGTTCCTATGGTACAGAGAGCAACATTCCGATTGCTAGATTAACAGATGCTTACGACAAGTTCAAGAACACAGAAGAAATTGATGTGTCTCTTGTTCTGACAGGTAAGAACAGAGGTGGTACACATGGCCATCAGCTTGCAAACTATTTGATCGACAACCTTGCTGAAGTACGGAAAGACTGTGTAGTTTTCTGTTCACCAGAAAAGGCTGACGTAATCAACAACTTCGGTAACGAAGCTGCGAATACCGTAGATTTCAGAAACGCTCTGACATCTTCTTCGTATGGTGTTCTCGATGGTGGATACAAGTATCAATACGACAAGTACAATGACGTATACAGATATGTTCCATACAACGGTGACACAGCTGGTCTTGCAGTTCGTACCGACAACCTAAGAGATCCTTGGTTCTCTCCTGCTGGATTTAACAGAGGTATTATTAAAAACGTAATCAAGAATACCTATAATCCTGACAAAGCAGACAGAGATATTCTCTACAAGAATGGAATTAACCCAATTGTGACCTTCCCTGGTCAGGGTACTATTCTATTTGGAGATAAAACTCTTCTTGCTAAACCAAGCGCATTCGATAGAATCAATGTTCGTAGATTGTTCATTGTTCTCGAGAAAGCTATCGCCACTGCTGCTAAGTTCACATTGTTCGAATTTAACGATGAGTTCACAAGAGCACAGTTCCGCAACTTGGTAGAACCGTTCCTCAGAGACGTTCAAGGCCGCAGAGGTATCTATGACTTCAAGGTGGTCTGTGACGAGACAAACAACACAGGTGAAGTAATTGACCGCAATGAGTTCATTGGCGACATTTACATCAAACCTGCACGTTCGATCAACTTCATACAGTTGAACTTCGTGGCCGTTAGAACGGGTGTTGAGTTCTCTGAAGTCGTTGGACAGTTCTAATATAAATAGTAGAAAGGATAGGAGAGTCTAATGGCGCTTAATATTAACGAAATCAGGTCACAGCTGGCACTAGGTGGTGCTAGACCTACCCTGTTTCAGGTTCAATTTAATAACCCAGCTAACCCAGCTGGGGATATTAAGGTTCCTTTTATGTGTAGAGCTGCTCAGATTCCTGCATCTCAGTTAGGTACAATCGAGGTTCCATACTTCGGTCGTAAAATTAAAATAGCTGGAGACAGGACATTTGCTGAGTGGACTGTAACAATCATCAACGACGAAGACTTCCTTGTTAGAAATAGCATGGAAGAGTGGATGCAATCAATCAATTCCCACTTAGGTAACCTAAGAGGTTTTGGTGCTGCTTCACCATCGTTGTACAAACAAAACGCAACAGTTACCCAATACAGCAAAACTGGTGTACCGATTAGGACATATACATTTAATGGAATCTTCCCAATTGAAGTCAGCACAATTGACCTCGATTGGAACGCAACAGACTCATATGAAGAGTTCACATGTACGTTCCAATACGATTGGTGGGAAGCAAGTGGAGTGACCGGTAACGCTGGCGGTAACTAATATATTTTATGAAAGATAAGTGAATGGCTGAATTATTTGGATTTGAAATCAAGAAAAAGGAGCGGGAGGAGTCAACGGCTTCTTTCGCTCCTCCGTCGCTTGACGATGGTGCCACTGCTGTCACCGAAGGTGGCGTCTATGGCACCTACGTCGACCTAGAAGCTTCAACAAGATCTGAAGCTGAACTAATCACAAGATATAGAAGAATGTCTATGCAACCGGAGTGCGATAACGCTATCGATGACGTTATCCACGAGTTCATTGTATACGACGATCAGCAGAGATTAGTAGATATCAATCTCGATAATGTTGACATTTCACCTTCTACAAAAAGAAGAATATCAGAGGAGTTCGAAAATGTACTCGAGCTGTTGGATTTCAACAACAAGGGTTATGAGGTCGCAAGAACGTGGTATATTGATGGCAGATTATTCTACCATGTTATCATTGACCCGCAAGACGTTGAGAGTGGAATCAAAGAGCTCAGATACATTGACCCAAGGAAAATTAAAAAGCTCAGGGAGCAGAAAAAAGAAAGAATCGCAGGGACTCAGGTAACTGTAACAAGAACAAAGAACGAATATTTTCTTTATAGTGAAAAAGGTTTTTCTGCATATCCAGGTGGGACACCATCATCTGTAGGCTCTCAGCAGGGTGTTAAGATTGCTAAAGATGCAATCCTTCATTGTACATCTGGTATCATGAGCGAAGACAATAAGATGGTTTTAAGCCATCTTCATAAGGCTATCAAACCTTTAAACCAATTACGTATACTAGAAGACGCAACAGTAATCTATAGAATTTCTCGTGCGCCTGAAAGAAGAATTTTTTATATAGATGTTGGTAACCTTCCTAAGATGAAGGCAGAACAATATCTTAGAGATATGATGGTCAAGCATAAGAACAGATTGATCTATGATGCTGCTACTGGCGAGATCAGAGACGATCGTAAGTTTATGACAATGCTTGAAGACTACTGGCTTCCAAGAAGAGAAGGTGGTAGAGGAACAGAAATTACTACACTCCCAGGTGGTCAAAACCTCGGTGAGATGGATGATGTACTTTACTTCCAAAAGAAATTATACAGATCTCTAAACGTACCTACATCTAGATTAGAGCCAGAAACAAGCATGACTCTAGGTAGAGCTACAGAGATCAATAGAGACGAAGTTAAGTTTCAAAAGTTCATTACCAGATTGAGATTAAGATTCTCGATGCTGTTCCAAGAAGCTCTTGGCAAGCAATTAATCTTAAAAGGTATTATTACACCAGAAGATTATGATTTATTAAAGCGTGATATTCAATACGATTTCAAGACAGATAACTACTTTACTGAGTTAAAGATGAATGAAATCTTGAATGAAAGATTGAATACACTCAATAATATTGACCAGTATGTTGGAAGATATTTCTCTTCTGACTGGGTCAGAAAACATGTGCTGAAGTTTACTGAAGAAGAAATTGAAGAAATGGATGCAGAAATGCAAAATGATGTGGCGCAACAAGCTGATATGCACGCAGATTTAATGGATGATCCCGAAATGGAATACGGTGATGATCCTAACGCGCCTAATCAATAATTATAAATAATGAATAGGAGATTAATATGGCTGATCCAGTAACTGCAAAAGATTTAATTGGCGCTGCATGGAATAGTCACCCTACTGAATTTGCTGATTATTTTTCAGGGGTGATGGTTGGTAGGGTTAACGATAAAGTTGATCAGATTAGACAACAAGTAGCAGCAAGGATTATGGGTAAAGAAGTTGAGGCTCAATCCGACGAAGAGGAAGCATCAGCAGAAGACGAATCAGAAGTAGAAACTGATGAAGCTGAAAACGAACAGGACGGGGAAACCGATGAAGACACTGAAACAGATTCGCGAAGCGAGTAAAGTAGATATCGTTCCTCCTACCAATACTGGTAGTGGAGAAGCAGACGATATTAAAACACCTAAGATGCAGGGTGCGAAGGCTTTCATCAACAAGCATGTTGTTCAGAAGACCGACTACCCAGTAAAGCAGAAGAGTGGATCTAACGATGCAATCTTCAACGGAACTACAACAAAGAAGAAAAGAATTGCAGATAACGATGATCAATCTGCAAAGGCTGCTTATGAGTCTGCAGTAAACAAAAAAGCTGAAGACATCGTTAAGGGCATGAAAAAGAACAAGGCTGATTTTGTTAAGAAGTATGGCAAAGATGCTGAGTCGGTAATGTATGCTACAGCTAACAAAATGTCTAAAGAAGAAACAGAAGAGCTAATGGACGTAGATGTATTCGAGCTTCTTGATGGTTCTGAAATCGAGCTTACTAGAGAAATGATGGATAAGATCGATGGTGTTTACGAGCAGCTCTCAGATGAGCAGCAAGATCACTTCGACAATCTTTTCGCACAAAGCAGACAAACAAATACAGCTCTACTTAATTGGGTGAGGGATCTATAATGTCTATTAAAGCAGTAGCAAATACATCAGTGCTGAGTGATACGCATGTGCAGGTTGCTGCTAGTAGATATCAGTATGTGCTCAATTCAAATACAACAACTGTTGCAAATGTA